ATACAACATGGCGGCGGCGTATCTCGACGCGCTTGATGCGCCCGAAAAACTGGTGCGGTATATTCCGTATAAAACGAAATGAACATCACCGACCGACCCACGCCCGAGACGGATGAATTTAGCTTCCGTCCAATTCCTTTTACCGAAGGCGGTAAACTTGACTATACGAGTGCATTAAAAGCATGGGATAAGCACGCCCGCCGACTCGAACAACAGCGCGACGCGCTGCGGGATGCGTTGCTCTCTATGGAAAGGGATGCCTTAGAGCAGTTAGAGAAATTAGGAGGCGATACCGCCTTTTATGTGCGCGCCGATAATGTAAAGCAAGCCCTCGCCGCGATCAAAGGGGACAAGCCATGAGTAACTCACAGCCCGAGCGCCCCCTTCCCGCCGAAGTGGAGAGACTGAGAGCCGCCTATGATCGGTCTAAAACCGAGTGGTGGCGCACAAAAATAGGGAGCGAAGCAGGACGCCAAGCCTACATCAAAATGCAAAAGGCCCGTGAACGCTGGGTTTCTGAACGGAGCCGTCTCTCCACCGGCGGGAACGGGGCGGATGAGCGGCGCGGCGTGTCCCCCGAAATTCTATGAACTCCCCTATGTCCGCTCCATCGCCTTGTTCCCCCGCGCCTCCCGCTGGGAGTGGTCCCCGTGCCGGTCAGCCGCCCCGTTCCCCCGCGACGAGCCTGACGCCGCCGAGAGGGGGCGTCGCCACGGAGTTCTGTGGGGTGGGCGGAGCGAAACCGTTGCGCGTCCTGGTTGCGTGCGAATGCTCTGGCGTCGTGCGCGATGCTTTCGCGCGGCTCGGTCACGATGCATGGAGTTGTGATATTGTGCCGAGCGAACGGCCCGGCAATCACCTGCAATGCTCGGTCTTGGATGTGAAGGTTGTGAAGCGGGGATGGGATTTGATGATTGCGCACCCGGATTGCACGTTTCTGACGGTCAGCGGTGCGCGCTGGATGTCTGAGGAGTGGAGGGAGGAGGCGCAACTCGCCGCACTCCATTTTGTGAAAGCGCTTTGGAAATTTCCGGTGGCTCGCATTGCGATCGAGAATCCGGTGGGGAGGCTGTCGTCGCTGTGGCGCGGCGCATCACAATACATTCAGCCGTGGCAGTTCGGGCATGGGGAGGTAAAGGCGACCGGGCTCTGGCTCAAAGGGCTCCCACCATTGACGCCGACGAACATCGTCGAAGGGCGCGAGCAACGAATTTTCAACATGCCTCCCAGCGAAACGCGGAAGCGGGATCGCTCACGAACTTTCGAGGGCATTGCGCAGGCGATGGCGTCTCAGTGGGGCGGCGGGGGTGCGGAGCTGACGAGAACCACCGCCACAGAACCGGCGGCGGCAGGCGGGCAGGAAGAAAAGGAGCGGGAGGCGCGGAGGAACGATGAGTCCAGCGACCGCGAAAGGAGCGCATTATGATTTCTGAAACCGTTCGTCGCGGTTCGCTGCGACGGATGGCTAGGCGAAGTGAGGGGGCTGCGAAGCTCCTAAGCAGGGATAGCGACGGCACCGGTGGCAAGGCATCGACTGACAAGCCGATGCACTCTTACCGGCTCGGCGCGTGCCAACGTGGGGGTGCCGTGGGAGAGATGTCTCCCATCGGCTTACAGGCGTCCCGCCCCCTCACTTCGCCTAGCAGTTGATTCACCCGACCCAATCTCGGAACTATTTATGAAAACAACCGAAGCCACTATGACCCCCGACGAACACGAACAACGAATCATCACCAAATGCCGGGAACTCCTCGTGCTCGCCGAGAAGCGGACGCCGGGGGAGTGGGAATCTTCCGATAACGTCTGCACGGCGAACATTACTGACGGCTATTACTTTATTACCTGCGACTCAAATCGCACCAGTATGGTGCAGGACCAAAAAAACGCCGCCTTCATCGCCTCCTGTGCGGGTCGCGCCGAAGCGGGCTGGCTCTCGACCATTGCAGCGATTGAGGGGTTGCACAAAATGCCGCCGCTCGACATACGCGGGAGAGCACTCGCCGCCATCCGTGCCGCGTGGCCGGTTGAACTACTGAACCCATTATGAACGACACACCAAGAACCGACGAAGTGTATTACCAATTCAACCCCGCGCCACAAGGCGCGATGGTCAACGCGATGCACGACATTGCCCGCGTGTTGGAGCGCGAGAACAACGAGTTGCGCGAGACCATCAAGAACACCGAACAACTCCTCAGGGAAGCCATCGCGGACGCGGCCAAGTTCGCGACTGACAATCAGATGTTCCGCGACCAGGCGCACGACGCACAGAAGCGGTCCAACGAGGCTTTCGTGGAGTTGCGGGCGCTTCGCGCGAAGCTCACCCGCGCAGAGTCGTTCGACGGCGTCCTTGACCTGTTGCGGAGCCGCTACCCTTCGGACGTGTTCGACGGTTCGAGCGGTGACGCGGGCGCGATGGTCGCGGTGTTGACGCAAAAGCTGGCGGATGCGGAGAGGGAAATCAATGCGCTTACCGAATGGGGGAAGTCGGTTGACGAGAAGACCTCGAAGCTATTCCTGAGCATGTCCGAACAACTCGACACCACCATCGTCCGCGCGGAGGCTGCGGAGAAAGAGCGGGACACGTTACTAGCCAAGGAAATCCCGGCAGAAACAACGCCAAGCGGACTGCTTTACAGATACCGAAATGACCGAGTGTTTCATGAATTGGTAGATCAACTCGCGCTGTCCAAGTTTCTGCCGCAACGCGACGAAATTAATAACGAGAGAGACACCGCCCTCGCCGAAGTCGCCCGGCTGCGCGGCGTGGTGGAGGACATGGAGCGAAAGCTATGACACCTGAACAAATGCGGATTGCGCTGGCGCAAGCCTTCCCAACCATTCTCCGCCGCTGGCAACAAGTCCCAGGCGGAGACTTTAGCGAGGAATACAAGGACGGGAACGGTTGGCACCAATGTCTCGAAGACGACCTGCTTCGCGACGCCAACGCAGCCCTTGAAATCGTCGCGATGATGCGGGAGCGGGGGTGGGATTTCCACGCATCAAACGAGCGGAACGTATGGGATGCCTCGTTCTTGCACCGCAGCCTGCTTCACAATAACGCGGCTTGTGCCCCGACGCTACCCCTCGCCATCTGCGAAGCCGCGTGCAAGGCGCTGTCACTTTGACGCCCGATGACCAAAGCCGAGAAACGTAATTACGAGCGCGAGTGGAGACTGAAAAACATTGAACGGTGCCGTCAGTATTCACGCGATAACTACGCCAAAAATAAGATCAAACGCCGCGAAGTGCGTGCGAAGTGGAATCGGGAGAATCGTGCGAGGAAAAACGCTAGCAACAAGCGTTGGCGCGACCGTCATCCCGACACCGTAAAGGAATGCAACCGCCGCGAAATTGACAATCTATCCACGGCGTATGTCGCGAAGAAGATGCGACTGCGCGTGAGTGAATGCCCGCCTGAACTAATTGAACTGAAACGAACCCATATCCAACTCCAACGAGAACTCAGAAACCGAAAGACCAAATGCAACCGTTAGAACCAATGACACCAATGAACATTGAATCCCTTCGGGGAATCCTGATTGAAACCGTGTCCAGCCTGCGCGCCGGGCATACGCTACCATCGACTGCGGAGGCTATCTCAAACGCGAGCGGCAAGATCATCGCCTCCATCCGCGTGCAACTTGAATACGCGAGGATGCGCGGCGAAGTGCCGAAACTGCGATTTATGGAGAACGAGAAATGAGCCGAAAAATTCACGCGCTTATGTGGATTGATCGCCCGAGCGGAGAAATCCAAGTTCACGTATCTGGAATCGCCTATCCGTTTCGGCGCGGAAAGAAGGCACATCCAATGGATCGCTTTGCCGAGCCAGACGAACCAGCAGAGATTGCAGGCATAGCAGCTGAAACCGCTGGTGGAGAAATCCAACTTACGGAAGACGAGTTAAAGACTGCGGAAGAAAAACTTTGGGATGCGCTGCTAGACGAATAACGAGCCACACTTTGACGCCCGGCGTGTGCCGGAATCGTCGAACCGTCCGCGCTGCTGAACCCGGCGCGGGCGGAAGCTTTACTATGACTCACAGAATTTGTAATTTCAGCGGAGGACTATGCTCCTTCTTCGCCGCTAAGCGCGAGGTGGATAAATTCGGACCGCTTAATTGCACTCTGCTTTTCGCTGACACATTAGTTGAAGACCCGCAGCTTTATGAGTTTAACGAAAGAGCGGCGGCGTTTCTTGGTGTTCCCATCACGCGAATCTCTCTTGAATTAACCCCGTGGCAGCTATTCAGAAGAGAGCGCATGATTGGCAATGATCGCTTCCCGATTTGTTCAACGAAATTGAAGCGGGAAATATTAAACGCATGGATGGAAGGAAACTTTGAAATGAATCGCCATCAGGACAATGCGCTATTTCAGAATGCTGCGTGTATCGTCGGCTTTGATTGGACAGAAAGCCATCGCGTTACGGTGATGCAAGCGGCGCATCCGACTTGGGAAATTGTTGCACCAATGCAAGAAGGCGAGATTTGGGATAAGTGCCGAATGCAGCGTGAAGCAGAGGCTCTTGGGTTTAATACGCCTGATTTATACGCTGCTGGATTTCCACATTTCAACTGCGGCGGAAGATGCGTTCGCGCCGGAATTAGTCATTGGGCACATCTTTACAAGACGAAGCCCGAAAGATTTTTAGAGTGGGAACAAGAGGAGCAGGAAACTGCGGAGTATTTACTATCAGTCGGAGTCCAGCCGCTTTCGATGCTTAAAAAGACAGTAAACAAAATATCCAAGCCGCTTTACTTATCCGAACTCAGGCAGCGAATTGAAAGTGGAGAGGAAATGGACAAACACGACTGGGGCGGATGCGGATGCTCTGCGGGATAATCCAGCTACCCGAAAACAGTCCGCCCTTGATCGTGGAGAAGCCGCGCCTCGGCGAGTGATTTGCCGTTCGTTAGCTGCATGTGCGGTTCATCCTTGAACGACTTCCACGAGCCGCCCCATTCCAGCCCGAGCGATTGGCCGATTGCGCCAACGGCCTTGTAATTCGGCGACTCATAAACCGGCTGCTTTCCGACGAATATGGTCACGTCGAACGCTACGCCAAAATTGTGCCAGCTTTGCCCAGCGCGAGCATTCGTCACCTTCTTGCCCGGCTTCGTCCGTCCTTGGGCGTAGAGCGCGTTTTGCTCGTCGTAGGTGCGCAGACCGCTCGTGACGACGATAACGATTCCTTGAGCCTTCGCGGCGTGAACAAGGGCGCGTGCGTAGGGTTGCACCTGCGGGAGTAGTCGGCGAATGGCGACTTCACTGCGATCATCAACGGCATCCTGATTCGCTGGGAGCGTGGCGGACTTGCCGCAAATCTTCGCGTGAATCGCCGCGAGCGTTTCCGGCCCAATCTTGCCGTCCACCTCAACGCCGAGCTTGGCTTGGATTTCGCGGACTACGAGCGGGATATTCACAGACGTTTGCCGCCAGCTATTACAAGCAACACCAGCCCGATTAGCAGCGTCCCGGCGACGATGTATTTAGCGGGTTCCATACGGAGTTATATCTAGTTTATCGCCGTTCGGGTATAAATAGCGTTCCGGGTGCCGCTGACGGTCCACTCGCTCCCAAGCATCGCCCACGGTGCCGACAGCCTGGCCGAACTTGGTGGCGTCGAAGTCTGCGCATCCGCCGAGAGTGAGCGCGAGGAGGAACATGAGCGGTTTCATTGCGGAACGGCCTTGTTGAAGGTAGCGATGACCAACTCGACGAACAGCTTGGCCGATGCGTCCACGTCGCCAGTGAAGGTTGCCGGGGATTGGCTGAAGTCGAAGGTGCCGATGAGTTGGCCTTTGGCGTCATGGAACATAACCGTGTTTGCCGGTTCAATGGCGCTGATTTCGATTGTTGAGGTTGACGCGCTCATTTCGGCTTGTTCGCGTCTACGATAGCCGAGCCGACGCGATCAATGATCGTCGCGATAACGAGCACGACAGGCCATGCGTTGACGAGGTTTGGCGGCAAACCCGGCATGGCCGTGATCTTGTCGCCGATTGACAGGATGCCGCCAGCGGCAGCAACCAAGGAGGATACGATGTGAACGATTAGCTTTGGGTTCATAATTGTGATGCTCGTTTTCCAATCTTCATTAGGTCGCCCACGTCGCAGCGCGGGATGTATTTCTTGGCGATCTCATAGCCGATTTCAATCGTCGGCACAATGCCTCGTTTCGCGAGAAAGAAGGCAATCGAATCCGCTGACCGCCATTGCCGGTGCAGCGTGTGAACGAATGCCTTCATGCCGTTCATGGCTGTGATTTCTTCACCGTATCCCACTCGGGCAAACGAACAGGCGGGTTTGCCATGTTAAAAAGAATCGCCGTCCAGCGGTAATCTGTCGCGGTGTAGCGATCTTGAAGTCGCGTGTCTAGCTGTGTGTCCACGCCCTTGCGCCATGCCGCCCACTCGCCAACGCGAAGCGTGGTTTGTGCATCGGCATTGTCCTGTGACGCTTTGATGTGTTCCAACTCCTTTTGAATCTGGATGGCATCAAACTTGATCGTCGTCGCCCATACAGCGGCAGCGAATGTGATGCACACAATCAGCTTTAGGTTGCGCCCGCTGAATCGCTCAATGGCTTGTTCCACACGGTCAGCTCCTGTGCTACTCATTTCTTGGTGAGGTTGTCGATTTCGTCTTCGAGTTCAGTGGCTTTCAAAAGCAGACTCATCCGCTCCTTTGTCAGTTCCTCAACCCGTCGCGCCTTCTCATCCTTCTCAGCTTCCGCGATGATGTCCTCCTTTGTGGCTTCGCCGTCATTGACCTTGGCTAGAATCGCTTCGCATTTCTTTTCGGATTCAGCGAGTTGCGCGGAAACTTTAGCGACGGCATCAGCGCGCCATGCGAGTAAGTCCGTCCAGAGTTGACCGCTTTCGGATTGAATTTGGAAGTCAGTTTTAGCCATAGGAGTTATGCGGCGACGACGCCGTTATTAACGAGAATCTGCCACTTGGAGTTGAGATAAATCAGCGTCACGTTGTCGCCTGCGGTATCAAATACCAATGTTCCCGCGCCACCCCAAAAAGCGTTCGTCACAGTCACGGTAACATCGCCTCCGCCATCGGTTATCATGGAGAGAATCTTGATTTGTCCGCTCGTTCCTGCGGCTAAGGTTGAAGTCAGGGCACCAGCCCCGCTCGCAAAAGTTGTCGTCAGTGTTGTGACGTTAGCGGCAACGTCTGTCGATACCGCCTGCGGAGTCGAAATCAGCGCCCCGTTGCTCGTCAGATTGCCGGTAAGGGTAGTCGCGCCCGTGACGGCGACATCCCCTGTAAACGTGCCGCCAGCGGCCTTGATGTCCACCCACGTCGAAGTGGATGCGCCCTGCAAAAATTGCACCACCGTCGATCCCGCTGCCCGATAAAGCTGTGGGTATGAGTTACTATGACCGCTGCCACCGAGCTGGAGCGATGCAATTTGGTCGCCCCCAGTGTTGTAGGCGACAACTAACCGCCCGTTCGTTGGTGATTGAATTTGCGTGTGACTCACCCATCCGATGTTCGCGCTTGAAGCCGTTTCGATTGTTGCGCCAGCGGAAACGCCTGCCACCGAAGTCAGTTTTCCCGTGCTGGACACCTTCAGGACACTTGCGCCGTCCTTGAGAAGATTCATCAAGTCCTGCGTTCCGTCTCCATTCACGCCAAAGTAAGTTCCTGCCGTGTTCAGCGTGTTGCTGGCCGTCGCGTTTGCATCTCTGATGTAAAGAAGCGGAAAGCTAGTCGTTCCCGTTCCTGCGAAAGGAACACCGGAAAGCTGAAGCGCGGGCGTTGAAGCCGCGCCGTTGGCCGTGAATGAGCCCGCCCCGCTCGCCGCCAGCGTGGTGAAGCTGCCGGGCAATGTTCCGCCCACGAGCGTGGCTGCTGTGACGATATTGCTTCCCTCGATTGCCACGACACCCGAAGAGACGCGGGAAAGCGTGGTATCGGTTGCATTGCCAAGCTCGATAGTCCCGGTTGTCGTGAGCCCCGTGTTTAATACCACCCTCCCGACGCCCTTTGTCGTCAGGTTGATGTCCACGTCAGTATCTGTCCCAAGCGATTGAAGCGTGACACCGCCGCCCGTCGCTCCGTTGAGCATTCGGAAGTAATTGACGGGCGAAACGGTAACTTCCGGTATTTCCAAAACCTTTTGCGCCAATCCCGCCCCGTCGTAAATGGTAATTCCCTCAAACGTCGCTGCCGATGCGTTATTGAATAGCAACGCCCCCGTGCCATTCTCATCACTCACCAGCGTCCGCATCTGCGCGCTCGTCGTGCTTGTGATGGCTGTGATGGGAATGCTCGTCAGGCTCGCCCCGCTGCCGCTGAACGCCGTGGCGGTGACGGTGCCATCTACATCCAACGCGCTAGCTGGCGTATGTGCTGCGCTGTAGCCGAGCGAGAAGTCGCCGCCGGGATGAATCTGGAAAGTTCTTCCGCCCGTGCTGCCCGTATCCCAAATGTAGAACACTTGGTCACTGCCGCCCATGTTCGTTCCCATCCGCCACTTCTCGGAGTTGCTAGAATTGAACGTGATGAGGTTTTGTCCGTTTCCACTGTTTCCGCGATCGTCGAGATTAAACCAGCAAAACGTGCCTGATACGTGATTCTTAAGCTGAAAGGTTGGATAAAATCCGTCCGGGTCAATTCCGTAATTGCTCCCGGATTGCCCCGGCTCGCCCACGGAGACGAAAGTCGGAACATACATCCCCATTTCGCCGTAGTTTCCGCGCGTGGCTACCGTCCCGGCTGTAAGCGTTGCCGCCACGGCTTTTGTCACTTTGCCACTCGTTGCTCCGCCGACTGAAATGGTGGTGCCTATCAGCGTGAATGTCGTTCCGCTTGCTGAGGAGATGGTATAAAGATTTCCATCCAGAACCGGAGAAGCCGTGATGCCAGTGGCTCCGGTGATCATTACGGAGTCGCCGTCGGAAAAACCGTGAGCGCCAGTAGTCGTAACAACGCCGCCCGTGGTAATGTTCGTCACCGCTCGCCCGCTAGTTGTAGGCGAAGTGGCGAAGGTAAACGTCGTGTTCGTCGGAGCGGTAAGAAGATAATACCAAGTCCCAGTGCTCACACCGGACGAACCACCACCTAACGTAGTGAACTTAAACCGCATGTTCGTAAACACCGTCCCGTCGCTGTCCTTCGGCCAGATGATCGCGGATGATGCGGAAATGGTTACGGTAGTCGAACCGGATTGCGTGACATTGGCCGTCTGCGGTTCTGCGATGCCACCGACAAATGGACGGTTGGAATTTCCGTCCGTTGCGTAAAACTCGTGAATGACCGCTTGCGCTACGGTCGGGTCCCACCAGTCCTTTTCGATCATGTAAGCGATGCCGCTTGTTTCTGTCCCGTCAACCGGCACATGCCCGCTCGATGCGGACGCCTTCATGTTGATTCCGAAGACGCCGAACTTGTGTTGCGCGTCGTCCGTAGCCGTGGCTATGCTTAACGAGCCGAGTGTTGAGCCTGAACCGGCAATGTCGCTCAAAAGCATGATTGGCGTTTCCGCCGTCCCCGTGAACTCCCACGGGCCGGTGAGCATTCCCGTCGCAAGGCTAATGTCCGAAGTGCCATTGCCGAGCGAGAGCGTTACGCCTGAATCAGTGGAGCCGACATATCCGCTCGTTCCGGTGCTTCCGACGTCGCTGGTTGGAACGATGTAACCAACGGTTGCGTCGATACGCATTCCATCAAACGTATTTGTTGCCCCCGTGAAGACATTTGGCCCGGCTAGCGTTACGTCGCCACCGCCCGAAGACGTGAGAACGCCCGTGGATGAATTAAGAGTCAGTCCACTTCCAACTGTGATTTGCTGAATGTTACCCGTTGATGCGGTGTAACGCCCAAGCAACACGCCAGCCGTAGCCGTCAGTCCGCTAGTGATTATTGGCCCTTGCAGAACGTATTGCGGCGAAGGCGTCGGAATCGCCGAATCAGGATCGACGACGCTCCGCTTTAAGACGACTTTGCGCTGATAGTATTCCGTCTTCTCGCCGCTTGTTCGCGTGCGCTTGATGGAAAAGTAATACGTCAACGCGTTCGCCGTAGTCGCTGCGAATGCCGCTACCGCTGCTACCGTGTTAATCGTCAGCGTCGTTTCAAATCCAGTCGTCGCTGCGACTGGCGTAACGGACGTGTAGCAAATGTTGTCTTCGCCGGGATTCCCGATGGCGAACTCGAAAAAGTCGCCCGTTGTCCAATCGTCCTGCCAAGGTTGCGTTGCGACCGTGGACGCGATGACGGGCCGGTGAAAAATCTCAACGTCAACGCCATTGATGACGAATGCCGATTGCGGCGCGATGCGCTCAGACTCGAACGAGTCAAGCAAACCCGCCTGATTCGGATCATCGACGTTGATGATTAGCTGGAGCATCAGTTATCCTTTGGTCGCGCCTTGGAAGGTAACTTTGGAGTAAGCCGGAATGCAATTCGTGGAAGTCGCTACGGCATCGTTACAAGCAATCGTGACTCGGCAATCCAGCCAATCGCCGGGAGCGAGCGTCGTCACAGTTAGCTCCATCGAAGTATCCGCGAACGTCGTCGAGTTGATCGACTGTGCGGATGTTGCCACCAAATCAGAACCCGTGATGAGCGCGTTTGCGCCGACCTTGTAAACTTCCAAGTCGAGCGTGCAAGAAACGCTAGCCGCCGCTGGTGTTCCGCCCGTGATTCCGGCCAGGAATTGAAAGCGGGCGAGTTGCCCGGAAATGTAATTCGCTGGCACCTGATAAAGAAAACGAGCGTAACGAGTCGTCGCTCCTGCGCTGCCAAGTGAACCGGCTGAAACGTATGGAGTTCCAGTGGCGAACGCGCCAGCGCCGAGGCCAAGATCGTCGCTTCCCGCAGTCGTGAGCGGAGTTTGCACCGCATCCCAAATGCGATGCGTGAACAATGGCACCTCAAATACGGTGTAGGTTTCCTGAGCGAGCGCGGAGCGTTGGATTGGCGCTTGTCCGCCGTTTGGATAAAAAAGGCCGGTGACGACTAGATCACCGTCAACTGTTGCGAGTGCCATAAGGTTTTGTTTTTGTTAGTTAGTTGCGTTTGGAAAGTCAATGCTACGCTTCCGCCTGATTGAGAAAAACGGGAGCGTTGCGCGGGTCGCGAAGCTGTTGGCCGGTTAGCGTGGACCACGTAGGATCATCGTCGCCGTCTTGATTCCACGGCCACCATTCAATCGCCGCGAGCGTCAATGGTCCGCCGCTCCAGCTTGAACCGGGAAAGTCAATCTGCGTTTGCGGATCGTCAAAAAGCGGAATTGTGAATTGCGAGAAGTCAGGATCGAAAACGAGATTGACTCCAGTGTTGACGGTCTTGCCTGTCGTGCTGTCGCTGTATAGATATATTTGCACATCCGGCGTGCCGACGCCGGCTCGGACATATGAGCTAAGAATACCCGTGTAAAGCGTCGTCGAATCTTCTGAATAATTTCCAGTTGCATCCCATCCAAGGCGAAGCTCTCCGGGACTTCCTGCGTTTACCGGACCGATGGTAGTGATAAATTGAGTTCCTCTCCAGTGACACAAAATGTCATCCTCGTTGATGAATTGGCTTGTTGCCGCCTCTGCGCTTGATCCTGCCGGGAAGTCGGCAAATCCTGATGGGATAACCACGTTAGGTGAAGAGCCGTCATTCCAAATCACATCGGATGCCGCCGAAAATCTCCACTTTCGCACGCGCCAAATGTATTCCATAAAGCGGTCCTCGTTATCCGACGTAGCGAAGAAAGACCCGCTCGCCACCGCCCCGCCCGAGAGAAACGGTAAATGTCCGAATGCGTCAGCGTCACTCATCGGGAGTCTCGCCTCCTTGAATGGTGTAATTGACCGCAGTTCCGCCGACACAAAGCCGCGCGATGAAAGTGCCATCGCCGCCCGTAACGCCGAGCAAGTCTTGCCTGCGAATTATCAGCGTGAGGTCTTCGTCCGATTCGATGAACCGCGACTTTTGATCGCCGCCGCCCGTGTCGATTTGCACGATGTGATCGCGAAAGGCGCGTTGACTGACCTTGTTAAACGCTCCCGAAAACTCTGCAGAGCCGGGATTGGTGCCTTTGAGTTCCGGTCCTTTCATTATCCGCCTCCGATGGTTGGGCCGTCCGGCGTGACAGGCAACGCTTGCACCCATGCGATGCGCGGTGTTTTTCGCACGAAAATATCGCCGAGATAGCGTTCAATCGAACTGTCCTCCGCGATGACCATTTGACCGTCCGTGAAGACTGACCAGCCGGAAAAGCCGAAGATGGCATTTCCGACTTGCTCCAAGCGAGGCGCGTGAATCTGAGCAAGCGGGGAGTTTTTGAAAAAGTAATCGTAAGTAACAACGGCGGTGCGTTTGTTCGTGAACTCCACGATTGAGTAATTTACCGGCACGGTGGACGTGTTCGCCGCAATCCACTGCTGAGTGTAATTAAGCGTCGTATATTCGGTGCGCGACGCGGGCAAGTTTGCGTAGGTTAGCTCAAACTCGATAAGGTTGTTCCCCGGAATGTCCGATGGACTCATCCCGACGAGGTAACACGTCTTGCTTCCATCGCCTGTGACTAGCGCGCGAGGCGCGAGCGTTTCCAAGTCGGACGGTTTGAACGAGGAAACATCGACACGAATCTTAATGCGTCCGGCGATGTGATCGTAATCGCCCACGCCCGCGAGAGGAACATCCCACGCCATGCTGCCGTTTTGCGCGGCAACCGTGAAATCTCCATCGTTGATGATGCTTGGAACTGGCATGGATTATTTGCTCGCGGACACGGAAAGGCTTCCGGCTGTGTTCTTGGCGATTACGTCTAGGCGTGAAATAATACCGGCGTTATCGGTTCCGCCAGCGCCACCGGCTACGGGCTGGACTCCCATTTGAAACTCGGCGAGCGGACTTCCTTTTTGACCGACTGCACCCGCTTTCGTGCGGCGCGCAAACTCTTTTTGTCGCGCATCGTCTCGCCCCAAGTCCCTATCGCGAAGCCGTTGCTCCTTTCGGGCTTCACGGCGTGTTTCCGGCGTTTCTCTCGCTCGCGCAACTTTCGCGTCTTGAACGGCAATGTCTCGTTGAACCGTTAATTGCTCCGCTAGCTCTTTCCGCCCTTCGCGGCGCGCAACGGTGATTCGCTCTTCATAGTCTGCAATAATCTTTTGTTCCTCGCCGATATGGGCGTATCCCATGCGTTCAAATCGAAGATTGTCAGAGGTTGCGCGCGCCGCTTTTTCGGAAAGATCAAAAGCAGTCCTAGCCGCGTTTGTTTCAAAAGCGTTTTGAGTCAGTTGCGCCTTGAGCGAATTGATCTTTTTCGCGTCCATGTTTTCCGCGCGCCGATAGTATTCAAGCTGACGAAGCAAAAGCTCGCCTTCCATTTCCATCAGCTTTATCCGGCTTTCTTCGGACGCGGTTCGCGACTCTTGAAACGCGGCGATCTTGTCCTCTTGCTCAAGTATCTTCGTGTTTCCCTTTGGTCCCGTGTCGCCCTTGAAAACGTCTTCGGGCTTTACCAGTCCGCCCATCATGCCGAGTCCAAGCAATGACTTGGCTGCAAACGCTTTCATTTTCAGCGAAAGATTGTCGAGAAGCCGTTCCGCTTTGTGGAAAGCGTTCGCCTGATTGCTCCCGATTCCCGCAACCGCATCCTCAAACTCGCGCGCCTCATCAGAACCACGCACCAATTTCGAGCGCGTTGCGTCAATGTCGGCGTTCAGTCGAGTGAGTGACTGAATCCCATTGCGAATGCTCTGAAAGCCAAAGAAAGCAACCGCCGCTTTTCCCATCGCTTTCAACGAACGTGAAAGCGTGTTTACTTCTTTGTCCGCTTTCTTCGCCGCGCCACCGAGCGTCTTATCAAGCTGCCCTGAAATGCGATCCAGAGCGCGCGAGATGTCCGTTGTATCCAGTCCGATTTTCGCGATTTCGTCAGCCATTAGGAGTTGCCGTTGACCGCCTGCGCGTTCAAGCCGTCGATGTAGGCTTGCTTCACGTAGTCGCTAGGGTTGATGGGTGTGACGCCTTCGCTCATGTCAGAGCACCGGATTTGCTGATAAATAACGCGGAGCGGCGTGGATAGCGTTTGCTCGCGACTCCACCGCCAAGGCTCGCCGGACATGTTGAACTCCATCCATGCGATCTGTGACGTATAGGGAATGGACTTCTTTCCGCCGCGCGGACCGTCTTGGAATGTTGTGTCGATGTAGTCGAAAAGCTCGTCAACGATGGGCTGAATTCCGACCTTGGCGATGACCTTTCCGACGCGACGAAAGAAGCGCCAGCGGGCAAAGCGTGAAGGCGAATAGTCAGCAGCGCATCCCCAAAGGAATTGAAGAATGTCGGGAAGCGTGACCGATGAACCGCACACGAACGGCGAACCGTGCGCGAACAAGGTGGCAAGCATTCTCGGCGTCATCTGCCGTAGCTTGATGCCATGCACGTCAAACGGAACGTCGAGGTATGCAATCTCGCGGTTTTGCTGCTCGCGCGCGACTGCCTCGCCATAGCCGGGAATGTCGCCGACGTTCAGACGGCCCATAGGTTTAAGCGGTCGTGACCGTCGTGCGTCCGCCGTTGATCTTGTTGAACGTCACGTTCATCTTGCGAATTTCGCCGGGCGCATTCGATGCCTCAAACGGGACTGGTTCCAGCCAGAAATATTCAGTGCCGTAACGTGAATCAAACGCCTGCGAGAATACGTCTCCGTATTGCGGGCGAATGCCCGATGCGCCGATTTGCACAACGGCGGTTCCCGTCACTTGCTGAACCGTTCCGCGTTGGCGATTCGGAGCGCCAGTCGAAAGCAAGTCGCCCGCTTTTTCGATAGGCCGCGTTATGTTGACGTTCTCGAAAACGTAGGTTGTCGAAACGCCTTCGGTAACGATTGCGATGTCGTAGGAACCGTAGCTTTGCGTTCCATCAATGACGATGTTTGGAAGTGCCATAGATTAAGCTTTCAGGATGGGCGCTTTGGGCGCGAAGTTCATTGTTGTCTCAGGGTTATTGATTTGCCCGATGTAAGTCACCCAATCGCCTGCGTCCAAGTCCGTCGCCGGGTCGGTGCAATAGAATCCAGCGGTATCGTTCAGATACACCGGCATGCCGGGATATATTTCGGCGGCAGTGAATCCGGTTGCCAGCGCGGCGTCGTTCACTAGCACCATTACCTTTTGACTAATGACGCACGAATTGCAGGCCCATCCGGTCGCCGTTGCTACCGTGACAGAGCCGGACGAATTGGCATTGGCTTCAAGCCATGTGTTCGTGGTGGAATCGAAATAAAGCGGATGCCCGATGGTGATTGTTCCGCCAGCGGTGCCGATGTTGATACTTGCGTTCGCGCTGGGAATAACGCTGTTGGCTGTAGGTGTTGTGAGTATTGCCATAGGTGGATTGTGATTTGGTTAAGAAAATTCGATGGGCCATGCTTCTGCGCGGACGTTGAGCATTCCGGTAAAAGTGAGTTCCGTTACGTCTAGGTTGTCGTCGGAAAGAAAGTCGGTCGGCGCGGAAGACTCGCGGATGTCTGTAATCGAATGATATGGCGAGACGGTTTCCGTGAAAGTCAACGTGAGCCATCCATATTGCAGAAGCGCGCGAACTCTCCCGACTAGCTCGGGATGATACGTTCCATTTACCGTGCGATCCGTGAAGCATTGAACTTTAAGTTCATACGTCCAAGTGTCGTAAGGTTGAACGAGCGCCGATGGAACAGACGGAAACCGCGTGAACCGCTGCCCTTGCACCGCCTGCGTTTGCAAATTCAACTCCACGCACGGCGTCTTGCGTTTGGCCGTGGAGCGTTTCCCGTTCGCGGTGATACCTTTTCCGTTGAGAATCGTCACAAGCGCATCCTCCACGAAATCGAGATTGAAAACCTGCCAGTCAGCTTCGGCTCGCGGCATAGATAGCCCTCCGAATATGGTTTTGCGTTGACCGCTTAAACGCCGCCCGGTTGACGGCTAAAGCGCGATCCATGATCTGCTGTGCGTCGAATTTCTTATACTGACTCGGGATGTTGAGAAACGGATTTCGGATAATGCACGAGAGCGTTTCCTTTCCACCGCGCCAGATAGCATATCCGCGAGGCGGTTGAACCGCTGGACGGCGGCGAGTCACTGCCGCTGCGACTGCGGGCGAAACATGCACGCGCACCTTCGCCGAGTCCGCGCATTGCTTCCACGATTTACGATACAGGAAACGAGCTTGGGCGCGCTCCTTGATGAACTGTGACTCCGTGACGATGCGCGAGCGGGAGTCTGGAAATTTCTTTATGTAACGAGCACGATCATGAAACTGCTTTCGCTGATTCGACTCGATGAGTGACACGCTGCGAACGGGAGTAATCTTGATGCACGTTTGGAGTGTGTCCGCGACGAACTTCTCCACGTCTCCGCGAAACTCTGCCGCCGTGGTCGCTTCGCCGACCTTGGCGAGCCGCTTTTTAACGCGAGCGATGTTGAAGCGGAAGCCGGTCATTGGTCCTCCATCAGCTTAAACGCGCGAAACCGGATCGTCGGCTCGCTCTCATCGTCGTCTAAAGTCTCGTGATACCGATAGCTGTATTCCGTTCCGCTTACGGTCGCGGTGAATATCTTGTGAATGCTCAATCCAAGCGTGAAGAAATCCGCGCGGAGAATGTCCACAATAGTCTCGATGCGCTCCACGTAGGATGACTGTTCCATCGCCAACTGAACCGAATCAGGCGTGCGAATCACGGTCGCCTCGACGCCCTGGCACGCAATCACGCACGAGTTGCGACGGGTTTGCTCCGTCCACTCGGCTTCTCGAATTGCGTATAAGAGGGATGGCATTAGTAAGTTCCGGGAATTGGATAAACCGCGCTTCCTTCGTGTTTCAAAACGATGCGCTGATCGACAACGGGCGAGCCGCCTAGCTTCCGGTAAAGCTCACAGAACGCGAAGTCTTCGGAGTGACCGCCCGGCTTGCTACTGAAAAACTCAAACCGCTCTTCGCCGATGCCGTTCTTTTCCTGCTCGTCTGTATAGGTTGGAACGTGATCTTTTATCAACTCGAACACGCTGCGATGTATGCGAACGAAGCCGCGCCCGCAGTCCGCATCAATCAGCGGGTTGACACCTTCCGCGTGCGGGTCTGGCGCGAATGGTTCGTAAGGGAAAACTGCGATGTGAAGGCCAAGGCAACGCTTTGGCAGAACGCCGCCGACATAGGGAACATCGTGCGAGAAAAGCATCCGAATGTCATCCGGCGTGAAGATTACGTCCGTGTCCACAAGGAACAACTCATCCGCGCCTGATTTCAGAAACGCATTCCCGACGATGTTGCACGCCGCCGATGGGTATGGATATGAGAGATGTCCGCTGCTAATCGTATGGCCCGCAAATGCACCTCCAATCGCCGCGTCAAACATGCACTTGGCCCACCGCGTGCGCGATAGGCCCATGCCGTTGTCGATGATTGGGATGTAAATGTGAGCCATTTATCGCGGAGATTCGTAAAGAACGACTGAGCCCGATGCCAAAGTAACGGCGGTAAAGTTTCCCCAATAGGTGACGCCAGCTGGAAACGTGACACCCGCCAAAGCGTCGCCACCCATGCCGGTTAGCGTCGTGAACACCGTAGCCGTTATGGTAGTGAATCCAATCCACGTTCCGGTGAGTGCGGTGGTTCCCGTTTCAAGCGTGGCCTGATAGGTTCGATTGACGATTACTTGTTGAGCCATAATGAAGAATTGTTAAACAAAAGCGCCGCACCCGCCATGAAACGAGTGCGGCGCTCGAAGTGCCAACGAGGGCGGGTTAAACTAACACGTATTGAACGTAGAGGACTGCAACCATGCCGGTAGAGTCCCCGGTTTTCTCGTCAATGGTGACGAACTTGCCCGATGCGGCGAGTTGCGCTTTGGCGTTCGCGCCTGAATCAAGCGCGTAGTTCATCGAATCAAATAGGGCGGTTGCCGCGTTTGCATCCACTCCGTCGAGCAACGTGTCGCTCGTAGCCGCGCTGGTGGCGCTGTAGCCCACGTCAATCGTGCAAGCGCCGGTTGCGACCGTCGTGATATTCAGGAACGCGCGAAGGATGATTGCCGCTGCTGGAAACGTGACCGCATCCAATACAGCCGCGTGAAGCGCCGCGCCAGAAACCGCAAAGGCTTCCGTGATGATTTGTCGATCATTGAGAGCGGAATAAGTGACTCCGTCAATAACCGGAGTTGTTAGAACCGCGCTTGTTACGGTGGAAGAGGCCGGAAGGCCAAGCGGTGATGGCTGGAAAATCGTTCCGTTGTCACCGGCTAAAACAGCAATGGGCATATATTATTTCCTTTGAAAAGCTGCGTTGAATTGTTCCGCGCGACCCTGCCACTGATGGACGGTATTTCTCGCGGTGTGAGTCTGGCCGTAGCCGTCCTCTTTATGGATGCAAAGCGCGTATTCCTCGCCATCGCTTTGGCGAATCCAGATGCCATTTACAAAACGGTCATCTGGAATATAAGGGCAAGGATCGCTGCCGGTTTCGCTCGCTTCGACTTTCTCAACGAGCGGAATCGGAGATGCGAGAATCGGAGGAAGCGGCGGACGCGGCTGCTCCTGCTCTTCTTCCGGGTGACTCTTATGCTTTGCCATCGGTTAGCTGTAGCTGGTGGTGATCAAGTCGCCCGCGCGAGCGTTGGTGATCGTCGGCTTGTGACTCATCTTGATGCGGATGATTTCCGAATCAGTTGGCAAGTCGGGATAGACCTCGACGTAGTTTCCGCCCGCGAATGACAGCGAGTTTTTGTCAGTCGAAGTGACTCCGCCTTGCGCGTAGTTCTCCCAAGTGACCGTTGCGCCGATGCCGCTGAGAATCGGAACGCTGACACCTTCGCCGCTGTTCGATTGCATTCCGGGCTTGCCGGTGAAGATGTAGGTATTTCCCCACACCTGAGTGAGCGCCGTAGATGCGAGCGAGGCTTGGTCTGCGGTGCCGTTGTAGTAAGCGTCACCAATCAGGATGTCGGTGATTCCATATTCACGAACTCCGGAAAGGATGTTTTCCTTCGTCGCTTCTTGGCCGGGTTTCAAAGTTCCGACCGTGTAAGCCTGAACCGTGGCGGCTTGGCGAATGCGCTCATAAACCGGGCCGCTCATCACCTGAACATAACCGGGAGCCTCGCCCTTGGCTTTCAACCGGCGAGTCGCGGCTATGGTATCGGCGATGTAGCTATTCGTCGAAAGCAGCGCGGCAGTGTAAGCAACGCCCGCAGCGGTGGCTGTGAACGTGGATGCGTTCATGACTTCGGCAGCAATCAAAACCTCTTTCGTGAGGCCGCTGATTTCCTTTCCGAAACGAGCGCAGAAAAACGCGAGCACGTCGAAACGTGTCACATAATCGAGCGTCATTTCGTTAGGCACCTGAAGCTCAACGCCGCGCGGAGTGACCGTGAGAGTCGTAGAGCTGAGAGTTGCCGTCAGACGCGAGAAGACAGCGCCGGGAGCATGCTTGTATTTGTCTGCCGAGATTTGACGAAGGCCAAGCGAATCGGCGAGCGTCGCCTTGACCATCGTAGCATTGCGCCATGTGATCGGAAGCGGACCAAGAACCTTTTCGCCAATCAACTCGGCGACTTGCTGCTCACCCTCGACAACGGCTAGCGCCAGTTGCTCATTAGGAAGAGCGGATGCGGTGGAAAATGCGGGCATATTTTGTTATGTGTTACCGAGTGAGATTAGAGAGGATTGGTGAGTAGAACCTCGAACAGAACGCCATCGGTTGAGGCGCACGCTGTGACAGCTTTTCCGAGAATCACCGTGCTGGTGGAAACCTTTCCGACCTTTCCGGATGCGGCGGAATAGATCGTGTCGCCAACTGCAACGGCGGAAACGCCGTCCGTGACAACCGGGACAATCGCGCCAGCTTGCAATGGAACGAAAGCGCCCGTTCCAGACGCAGCAACTGCGGTTGCGGCAACGAAGTCTCCGCGAACCGTCGAAGCGGCGGCTGAGACAACCTGCGAGGAGTCAAGGGTGACACGAATTCCGCGAGCAATAGCGGCGGCGGTTGCGTTTTGAGAGACGAGCGGCGCATTGACGAGCACCGACAATCCAGTTGTTTCTACGGCCATATATTAAGGTAGGTTGAGAGTTGTTAGTTTGCGGAAACGAGTTTCGCCATGCGCTCGCGGGTCGCGAGTTCGTGCGCTGGCATGAGTTCGGGATGCTTACGGAGCATCATGTAAACGGCCTTTTGCTCGTTGGATTCGACTTCCTTGAACTTCGCGAGAGTCGCGGTGTATTTGTCCGCGTGCTCCTGGCCTTCTTTAGCTTTCAGAAGTCCGCCCTTTCCGAGAAGAGCCGTTGCCGATGCCTCGCCCTTGAGGGATGCCTCGCTGAGAATCGCGCTCTTTTCGGTGGCAATGATTTCCTTCGCCTGCCGAATAGTCGCACGGTGAATGCGACGCACGGAGCGCATGAGAGCCGGGCTGGTGTCGTCGTCGGAACTCTTGTCCGCTTCGGTTACGCCTGCCGCTTCCTCAGAGGCGGTGTCTTCGGTAGTGTCGTCTCCCTTGTGAGATTTGACGATAGCCTTGATGGCTTCTTTGCACTTCGGGTCGTCGAGAAGCGCGAGTAGTTCGGAGATGTCCATAGATGGTTTGGTTTGTGTGTCTTCGGAGAAAAGAGCGGTGGTCGCTGCGCCGTTCGGAACGAGATCGCCAGCGCGAAAGTTTTGCGGAATGCAATTCGCGTCATCCGCGAGATAGGAGAACACGACGGAAAAGCAGTTGTCCTCCGGGTTATGTTGCGCACCCCAGATGATGTCATTCCGCTTTTGCCCCTCCTTAAAATACGCATCGGCAATCAAGTCGCCTGTGTCATCTCGGCGGAACGCCTTGAGTGCGCCAATGCGAGCGGCCATTTCCACGCTGTCGGCGTTTGGTTTGCCCTGAGCCGAAAACCATTCATGCGTTTCGTGGATCGGAATGGAGCGATTGCCCGCATGATTGAGCAGCGCGGAAATATGAGCATCGGTAATCGTGACCGACTTGGGCTTGCCATCCTCGCCAGCGAAACACGCCAGCTTGCCAAGCTCCATCAGCTTCACGCCGCGAATCACTCCGTTTTCCGCATCAATCGACGATTGGCCGGAAGCTCCGCGAAGGATGGCTGTGGATAGGTTGCGTGGCATCTGTCCCGCTTTTATGCGAGACGGATAACAAGTGAAAGAGAACGAATGGAGCGTGCTCTTTTAAATTTTACCCGAGCGCAAAAACGCAATAACCCTAACCTCAAGAGCGCGGGACGGGCGATGTCCGCTTTCCAGTTTCCCTATTGTTTTCGGATGAACGCTCAACTTATCCGCAATTTCCTTTTGCAGAAAACCACTAGCAACCCGCAGCTTGGCAATTTCAGTTCTACGCGGGCTGATTCTCATGCGATAGACGCTTCAGATTCTCCGTCCAAGTATTCGATCAAGTTTCGCGCGATTGGTTCAACATCGGGAATCGGAGGAAGGTCCTCAATCGCCGCTTCGGTTTGGTCGCACACAAGTTGCGCTTGTTCCGTCGTGCCGGTGGTGGAGAAATCCGCAAGCGCCGGATATTCGTCCGCGTCCAGCGATTCAACCCATTCGAGAAATTGAGTCCATCCTGTGTTGCTGGCGATCTCTGGTCCTTCCTCGTCTTTTCCAAGCAAGATGTATCGACTCATTTTTTCGCGCGGAATGTCTCCCCGGTTTTGATGTTCCGATACCCTTTGCCTTGTTCGTCTTGAAAGAATTTCCAACGACCGGCGCGCAACTTTCCGTCGGTGCGCTTGGCGGCGTCGGGTAATTTCTTTTCATCCATCGCCATCAGCGCGTTTGCCTCTTTCAAGTCTTTGCACTTGTAAAGCGAACCAAGTCGCGCGCTTCCCGCTACACCGCGCCGATAGTAAATCTCGCGCTTGCTTTCGTCGTGCTTTCCATCGGGCGAATACACTTTGCGATCATCAAAAACGAGCGTGTGAAATGTCGCCTTGTTTTTCTTCTCCCATTCGATTTTGCGCACCTGCGCGTAGCTGTTCATCGTCAGCTTGTCATTCGCGCCAAGCACGACGGCCTTGAACTCTATGCCATGCTCGACAACACCTTCCCTGCCAACTACCACGTCAACCGGTTCGGAGTCTTTGAACGAAACTCCCTTCAGAGCCTTCGCCGCAGATTGCTCGGCAACATCGGCGTAACGCTGAACTTCGCTTCCGACGTGAACCGCCGCCGATTTTGCCTTTTCCGATTTTGTTTCCTCCTGCTTTTTTGTCTTAGGCTTTTCGATTGTAGAAGTTCCGCCGCCTGGTCCGAACTCGCCAGCGTTTCCCGGCTGTCCACGATGATGCTTCGATTCATCCCATTCTGCCATTGCTGCGGTATTCGTTTCCGACTGCTCGCCCGATTGCGCCGGTTGCTGCGGTGGATTGTCAGTGACCTGCGCAATGTCCATTGCGGACACTTCTCCTTTGTATCCAGCCGCTTCAAGCTCACGATTTGCGTCTTGCCGCGCCATCTGAACTTTTACCGCCCATTCCTTCGTTTTGCGGAGCACGTCATCCGCGTTGCGATTCGTTTCGGCAATGATGTCTTGCGGCGCTTCTAGTCCAGCACGAACCATGTCGATATTTTCCTTGCAGTCGTAGAAGGCATCGACGCTCGGCGAAACCGGCAACATCCATCGCCCCTGCTTAAACTGCGCGCTTGTCATGCCGCGAGGCGGAACGATCAAACCGCGTTGCATCGCATCGAGAAGAACCATGTCGGCAATCGTGCGAAGATGCGGACGGTGGATCGTGTTTTGAATGCGCTGAAACTCTTTGTCTGCCTTTTCCACTTCCAGCCGGGAAGGAGCGCCGCCGACTGCGTTCGGGTTGACCAAGAACGCGAACGGCATTCGCAAACCTAAGCAAGCTAGTTCCTGTGCCGTGTGAATGCCGGAAATAACCTCCGCGCTTGGCGTATTAGGTGCCGCAAACTCCGCCGAATCGCCGTTGAAATAATACTCTTCAATCGGCGCACCGGGAATCTTCTCAAAAAACGTAATGCGACCAGTGTCCGAAGTTTCATAGCTCGGCTCATCCGGCTCGCCTGCCTCGTTGAACACGCGGCCATACGTGCGCGCCTGCCGTTGCGCTGCCGACAACGCTGACTGCAAAAGGTCTTCACTCTTTTGCATGTGCGCGATGGAATTGGCAAACGCCGTGACGCCACGCACGCCGCGAAAGCTCGCCGGGTCGCGGAAGTAAAGCACGTCACTCGCCGCGTAAATCTTACCGAAGCCGTAGAACGATTCCGTGCGCTCGTAAATCTTATACGCCACGCAATCCGCGCCTAGAAAGTATCGGCCCTGATAATAGAGACAATCTTTCCCCGCAACCTCGCCCAAGTCGCCGTTCGCATTTCGCGCGAGCGAACATTGGCGTGAGAGTGTGAAGTTGTAGATTTCCCCGAGTTGATCCGCGCTGAACTCAATCAACCGAAGGTCTTCGTTTTCATTCTCGCGCCACCAAATCAAACCCGCATCGCCGCGAACCGGCGTTTCGAGATCCGCCGTCCGCATGAAAGCGTCTTGCATCGAGCACGACACGCCCATGCGCGCGAACAAGCCGCCGAAACCGTCGTAACCGTGGAGATATTGCGTAATGTCGCGATTCAATCCCGCGTCCGGCGTGGACGGAATGTAGATCATCTGCGACGAGCAATAGTTCTGCCGCTGCGCGAGATACGCCGACGCCAGCGGATTGTCTTTCGTCACCATCTCAGCGGTGAAATTCATGCCCACGCGCTGCATTTGCGCGAAGGTCGAATTGGTATTTGTGCCAAGACGATTACCGATTGGGCGAGTCGGACCCGGATTCGCTGCGCTGTATCCGGCAAACTTCGCCGTCCGAGTGTAAAGGCCGCGCCCGATGTTCTTTAATGCGCCAAAGAAAGTGGGATTTGGAGCGGGTAAGGTCTTCATTCTGTAACGGTGCCGCCCATCGTATAGCCCGTGTCGTCAAACCGGCTTTGCACCTTCTGAGCGCGCGGCGAAAGCAGTCCGCGCCGCCGATACTCGAAAAGCAGAGACTTCATTCGGTCCTCAATCTCCATGCGCCTGATATTCGACGACTTCGCCGCGCCGCTGACACTGGTAAAGGTGCCGTTCGTCATTTCCAATTTGAGCGCGGTCATTTCCGCCGTGAGTTCGGAGTCAGAATAGGCTTGATAAATTCGCGAGGGACCGGCCATCTTCCCCGCCTTTTACGCGGTCGAAACCGCCGAGTCAATCGCAATTCTCATATTTGCGAAAGCGATTCTCACGGCGCAACCGCCTACAAAAGAAAGCGACTTTTGCCGACAAGACAACTTTAGCGGAGTCGCGCATAGTCAGCGCATGACAAAGAACGCATCTTCACTCGATCAACGAATCAACCGCCTAGCGCCCGGCGAATCATTGGAAATCGGAGGCAATGGAAATGTCTGGACTACCGCCGAGCGGACTGCTGACGGGAAAAAGATCAGGTTTGTTCGTCACACTGCGAGCGGATTTGAAGTGTTCAAGACTGCAAACTTTTAACCGTAACTCAAAATGACCAAACAACAGGAAATCGAGAAAGACGCGCAGGAACTCCCCGAGGAGTGCCGCGCAAACTACATCGCAACGCGGATGCGCCTCTCGGCGTTGTCGCACTCGGAACTGATCGCCGACAACGAGGCGTTTATCAAGTCGCTCGGGAAATGACAACCGAAAAGCCCGCGCTGGACTATGGCGCTTTCCTCCACCGAAAAACGCATCTTGACGGGATGTTCGGCTTTGAGCCGCTGTTCATGCCGGATTGCCTTTTCCCGTTTCAGCGCGCGCTGACCGAGTGGGCGGTGCGCAAAGGCCGCTCCGCAATCTTCGCTGACTGCGGCCTCGGCAAGTCCTTGATGCAATTGGCGTGGGCGCAAAACATCGTCGAGAAAACGTGCATGCCGGTCCTGATTCTGACGCCGCTGGCGGTCGGAGCGCAAACGGTTCGCGAGGGTGAGAAGTTCGGGATTGAATGCGCTCTTTCGCGTGATGGCTCAATTCCCGCGCCGATTACAGTGACGAACTATCAGCAACTTCACAAATTCGACTGGCAGAAGTTTGGGGGTGTCGTCTGCGATGAATCGTCCATCTTGAAAAACTTCGACGGGCAGATAAAGGCGCAAATCACCGAGTTTATGAAGAAGCTGAAATACCGGCTTCTTTGCTCCGCAACCGCTGCGCCGAACGACTACATCGAGCTTGGAACATCAAGCGAGGCGTTGGGCGACTTGGGATTTATGGACATGCTCAACCGATTTTTCAAGAAAGCAGAGACTACCATGAGCAGAAGCGAAGAGTTCCGCTCCGGCCTGTATCGTTTTCGCGGACACGCGGAGCGCGACTTCTGGCGTTGGATTTGTTCATGGGCGCGCGCGGTTCGCAAGCCGTCCGACATCGGATTTCCTGATGACGATTACCAGCTTCCGCAGCTAGTCACGTCCGAGCACGTTGTTCACGCGCGCACGCCTAATCCTGAGTTCCTTTTCGACATGCCTGCCATCGGCCTTGCGGAACAGCGCGCCGAGCGTCGCAGGACGATCGAAGAGCGGTGCGAAATGGCGGCAGGAATGATTAACGCGACCGATCAACCGGCTGTCGCATGGTGCCACTTAAACGACGAAGGGCGAATGCTTGAGAAACTGATTCCCGGTTCTGTGGAAGTAAGTGGAAATCATTCCGACGAGTTCAAAGAAGAGGCCTTTGAGGCGTTCGCATCCGGCAAGGTCCGCGTGCTCGTTTCCAAGCCAGTCATCGCTGGGTTTGGTCTAAACTGGCAACATTGCGCGCACCAAACCTTCTTCCCGTCGCATAGCTTCGAGCAATGGTATCAGGCAATCCGCCGTTGCTGGCGCTTTGGTCAAAAGCGCAACGTGCATGTGGACGTGATTTCATCCGAGGGCGAGGCGGGCGTGCTCGCCAACCTAAACCGCAAGGCGCATCAAGCGGAGCAAATGTTCGCGAAACTCGTTGAACTAATTAACAACGAGCTGCGCATCGAAAAGCAGAACAAGTTCACTGAAACGCAGTCTCTACCTAACTGGCTATGATCATCGACCAAGTAATAACTCCACGATACGCGCTGTATAACGCCGATTGCATCGAAGTAATGCAATCACTTCCCGACGAAAAGGTGGACATGTCCATTTACTCGCCGCCGTTCTGCGGACTCTACAACTATTCGAGCAGCGAGCGCGACCTTTCCAACTGTGCTAGCTACATGGATTTCTTCGACCATTACGGATACGTTGTGCGCGAGATTAACCGCCTCACGAAGCCTGGACGCATTACCGCCGTGCATTGCATGGACGTTCCCGGAACCGGAAATGGCGAGACGGCACGGATGGGTTGCGGAGCAAACGCAGGCGCGGGATTGATCGACTTTCCCGGTGACATCATCCGATTGCATGAGAGGTGCGGATTTCAGTTCATGGGCCGACGCGCCATATGGAAAGAGCCGCTCGGTGTTCGGCTTCGCACAATGGCGAAGGGACTGGCGCACGCGCAAATCGTGGAGGATTCGTCTATCTGCGACGTAGCAAGCGCCGATTACCTTTTGACTTTCAGAAAGAAGGGCGAGAATCTGATCCCTGTCGCGCACCCGACCGGCCTTCACTCCTACGCGGGCGAGCGCACCATCCCGCACGAGTTGCAACAATATAAGGGACACAAGGGAAAGCAAACGGAGAACCGTTTCAGTCATTGGATTTGGCGACAATACGCGAGCAGCTTCTGGGATGACATCCGCATTGAACGCGTGTTGCCATACAAAGAAAGCCGAGAGGCGGATGATGAGCGCCATGTTCACCCGTTGCAACTTGACGTGATTGAGCGCGGTTGCGTGCTATGGAGCAACCCCGGCGAAGTTGTATTCACGCCGTTCATGGGCGTCGGGAGCGAAACCTACGGAGCAGCGATAAACGGACGAAAGGCTATCGGCGTTGAACTGAAAGAGGCTTACTTCAAGCAAGCGGTGCGCAACATGGCCGAGTCGGAAAATCACAAAGAGCAGGAGCTATTGATCGAGGTATGATCTACAGCCTAATCCGCTCCAGAATCACAAAGGCCCGCTGCAAATACGGCGACTTTGCCTCCACGCACGAGGCGCTAGGCGTCGCTATTGAGGAATGGGACGAACTGCGCGATGCCATCCGCTCGAATGACATGGCGAACATCGCCAGCGAATGCCTCGACCTTGCGGCGGTGTTGATTCGACTCGCCGACGATATTACAACCAAAGACGAAATCGTGAAACGCTCATCCAAATGAAAATCATCTCACAAATCCTAGCGGCCATCGCGTTCCTACTCGTCGCCCTGCAATGGAGCATCGGGCGCCTTCCAGATGGCGAGTTCTTTGCGTTCGTGGCGCTGTTTTTTGCTGTGACTGCTATTGCGGAGCGGAAATGAACTACCTGCGCATTCCGTGGCTACGCCAGCAGCGGCTCGGCGACGTGATCCACTTCGAGTTCGGGCGAAGTAGGCGGCGCGGTGTTGTCGTCGCCTACGTTCCCGGCTTTGTGATCGTCCGATACGCTCGCGAGAGGAAAAAATCCCGCTCGAATAGCGCCTAGCAGGCAAGCTATTTCGGTATCCCAGGGATGCGTTTCGCGTATCGGCTTCCATACCGCCTTCTTCTCTCGGCTGAACTTATCCTTTTCGATGACCTTCACGAACGCAGGCATGTTCGCGCGATATTCAACCGGGAAGTCCGTCGCAATGCCGAAGTAACGCCCGCTTGAACCGCCTATCAGCGCCGAGAGATAGCCATAAAGAGCATGATTGCCCATCGCGATCTGAATTGCCCATCCGCTCGGCACGCGCCCGCGCTTGAACCGCATCGCTTTGTCGGGTTGTTTCTGGCCGACGATGCCCGATTGCAAAACGGACTCGCTGTAGGGCAACGTGAACGAAACCACGCCGTCTTTGGTGCGCTTGGTATGGGTGAACTCTGACTCATCCGTGCCGCGCGTCGCGAACCATTTCCGCTTTCCGCACTCGCGAAAGGTGGAGCGGTTTTCGTAACCGGAATCGACATAGACGTTCTCCGAATTCACGCCGAACTCCAACTGAACCGCTTCGACCTGTGAAAACGTCTCGACCTTGCGATAGGCGAGACGCCGTGAGTTGCCGTCTCGATCATACCGCGCGACCAAAACCCAAAAGTGTTCGCCCTCGTCGCCCCTGCCCGCCTGCCGGTCAACTCCCATGAAAAGCTCGCTCTCGCCGCATTTCCAGAAGTCGCCGAGCTTGTAATCGTTCGCGCCTTTCGCATCGCCGAAGTCTGGCAAGATAGGCGACCACGCCTTGCAAAGCCGCTTTTTCGTCCAATCTTCCAACGGCTTTAGATCGCCGAGCTTGGCCGATTCTATCGCGTTGCGATGCTCAACAGCTAATCCGGCCCACGGAATCCAATGGGCGGCAAAGACACTCCACCGAAACGAGCGCGTCGAAACTGGCGCATCGGGATTCTGCGCGACGTAAGCGCCATCACGCACCAATGCGTAACGCTCGCGCGAGTTGTCTCGACTGGTATTCTGGCAATGTGGGCAAACGCTCACAACTGCCGTTCCTAGCGTCTGAAAGACTAGCTCTCCGTTGTATCGCTCGCACGAGTCATCACCCCATAACGGCCAATATAAATCATTGCAGGCCGGGCAGCGGTAGTGCCATTCGTCTTGCTGTCCCTCGAGATAAAAGCCGTCCACTTCTTTGCCAACATCGGGAGCCGTCGTGATATGGGTCGCCTGCCCGTTCCAGCGCCCGCCCATGCGCTTCTCAAACTCGATCAAGCGACCGGGAGGAAAGTTTGGCAAATGACTTTCATCCGTCTGAACGAACCGCACCTGGACCGATTGCGCCGCCGCGAGTGACGGCCCTGAGATTTCGAGAAACTTGTGGCGAAACAACCAAAGGTCATTCGTCATCGCGTATTTGTCCCGGCTCAACATCCGCATCGCATCCTCATTCGCCCTCACCCATTCCTTCCCGCGTGTCTTCGCCCACAAGCTGGCGTCGTCGTCGGTCTGACAAACCATTTTCTGATCGCCCACGTCGCACACGATGCGTTTCAGATTGATGATCTGCCCAAGAACCGTTCCCATCGCCGACGATGCTTTGTAGATGACCAAACGCCGCACGCGGATGTCATCCGCCGCGTTCAATGGCTCGCGCAGGAACGGATAAAACTCATCCCGAAACGGCCCGGTGATCGGCGACGACTTGTCAAAGCGGATGTGCTTCCGCGCAAATTCCAGAATGTTCAATTATTAGTCTGCGATTTGTTTTGCGCCAGTAAACGAGAGCATGTCTGCGAAAAGCCTTCGCCCTCTTTATGGAGGATCACCCACCAAACCTTGAACCGTTCAAGGATTTCATCCGCGAGTGATGGAATCACCTGCCGCATTTCCTGGATTGCGTTATCCATCTCAAAAGCTGGCAGAGGAACGCTCCCCGCATCTGCGAGCATTTCAGCCCAATCAGGAACACCGCCGCGCGATTGTATTTCGAGGATGGACAAGTCCACCGGAAATCCCATTTGCGTTTTCATCTTCCAAATTCCACCAATTAGCGGAAGTCCATCGGGCGTGAATCCAGTTTGGTAAATCATCCGCCCATTGAACGCCTAAACGAGAAAAACCGCAAGGCCTTGAAATTCCCCTTGCAAAGTTCCGCGAGCTTTGAAAACAGCGCCTGATTTTCTTTCATTTCTGGAAAAAATCATTTTCTGCAATCCTTTCGAGCGGAGCGAGCCAACATCAAGAGGAAAGGCGGTGCGGAGCCTCCGAAGCGCCGAAGGCAAGACTCTTCTCTTCAAAAAATACACAAGGCAACTTGTTGCCTGCCCACCCGGCGAGGGTGCCAAGCGGAGCGCTGGCGAAGCGGTAACGTGGCGCGGAGCTTCTTAAAGGGTAACAACCTCGACTCATTTTTGACAATTCAATTCGTCATGAAATCTTTTCATCATCCAATCATGATGCATGAATTAAATTCAACCTCGCCTCGTATTCTCAATTTTAGGAGACTCCTTGCCGGGGTGTCAATCCTGAACTCTCATCCTCACTATTGCAACTCTCACCAAAGTTGAGAAAGTGCACGAATGAGAAAAGCAAAGCAGGCTAGCGCATCAGCCGACGTCGTGACAGTCGAGACACGCGGCGCACCGGCAGTGCTCAAGCGGCTCGAAACTACAGCGGCCCGATTAGAAGCCGAGATCGACGACGCCATGGAGCGGCTCACAGCGTTGCGCAGCCTGGGTGAGAACGCGGTGGACAAAGCAGCCCTTGCGCGGGTGGAGGCTGAACTCATTTCCGCGAAAGAGGACTATCTCAAAACGGCCAAAGTGCTTCTCAGCTATGACCGAGGTGTCAGCTCTGAGAGAAAAGAGGGCGAGAAGGTGAGCGTCGCCGAAGCGCAGGAATGGTTTGCGCAGCTGCTCTTGTCGATCCGCCTGGCCGTGGAGCAAGTCGTCATCGCAGACGCCCAGTCAGCGGCCTTGTGCGAGTCGCCAGAGGCGTTCTACGCGGCTTCTGCGGCTAATTACCGGGCGGCGGTGGAGTCGGCGCTGTCGGCGGCAAGGAAGGATGGGGTTTTGCCGGGGTGGTGTTCTGCCGCCTGAATTGCCCATCCGACGCCGTGCGGCTCGTAGCCAAGGGCGCGCAGGGCGTTCTCGGCGCGGTCTAGGCGGGCCTGGAGGCGCGTGAGTTCGGCGAGGAGCTTGGTTTCGAGCGGAGTCATTGGTTTCATGGGGTGGGGATTGGGGCGAGGTTGCGGGTATGGGCGAAATAGAGGCGGTTTGCCCATTGGCCGAGGGTGATGAAGTGGGAATGCTCGCGTAAATATCGCCGCTCTGTCTTGTTCGGTCGCTTTGTGTGTTTTCTCATAAGCTGCTCAGTATTAATAAGTAAAAGAGACAAAACCGAAGAAAGAGAAAAGCAAGAAGCCCCCCCGAAGAATCCTAGCTATCTAGGCGAGCTTCCACGCTCAAAAGAAAAGAAGGCAAAAGAGAAAACGTGAACGCTGCGCTCTGGCCGCCGACTCCGTAGTTGTTCCGCACTTCTGCGTAGTATTGGCCGGAATCGCTTCAATGTAAGGCCGCCATAAGCACGACCAGAGCGCAACGCTCCATATTTTCACTCTCACAATCAAAGGCCGGGCTGCCGGTGCTCCATCATCGGGTCAACGATGGGCCGTGCTGCGCGTCCTTGTCCACCACACTCGCCGACAGACTCGATTCGGTGTAGGGTTTGTTCGGGTTTGAACTCCTAAATTCTGCTCCTGCGGTGCGCTACGTCCGCTGCGACTTTATATCTCAGGTATTGCCGATCCCAAGAATACGGGGCCAAGAGGGCAATCTTGCTCGTGTCAGGCGACTATCCACGATGAGAAGCAGAATTTAGGAGTCAAAGAACAACGCGGCTCTTTGTCGGCCCGGCTTGCGCTGGCGTAGAAAAAGAGAAAGCCGCTCTAGTGTGTAGCTAGAGCGGCTTAATTGGGTTGCCCCGGTTTTGGAAAAGTCGTTATCGCAGCTACACACAGCGAACGCGACAATGAGAGCGGAGTTTTCGCAGGAATGCAAGGGGAAAATCTCACTTTAGCTTTTCTTTGAGAGTCTCGCGCGTGATCCCCAGAGCGGCAGCGGCGGATGTGCGCGTCTTGAATCGTTTCAGTGCGGCTTTGATTAGCGCGCGCTCGTATTTTCGCACGCGAGGCTTGAGCTTTTCGGTTGTCATTCCGCATCTATAGGCGCATTTTCCGCCAAGCGCAAGGTTTATCCGTTGTCATCCGTTCATGTCTGGCAAAGGATTCGCGAACAATCTGCAAATAAATGACGGATTTTTCTTGCGTTCGGAATCGTTTCCGCTAAAAGTTCTCACATGCAAACGACCACTAACAACATCGCAAAGGCCGACGCTGGCCGTAACAGCGCCATCGAATCACTGGCAACCCTCAGTGCCGC